TGTCTGAGTCTTTGATGTGTTTCCACAAACATCTAGACACACCGCCAGCAAATGCTCCTATATCGCACACAGTTTTTGCATCTGAGTTGGCAACAATATTACCAAGATACTTAAATTGTCTTGTTGAAAATTGGTTCCATGTTCCTTCTAATTTCATACGTGTATGTATCTAGTATGTAAATATCAACATATGAAACTTTCTGAATATGTAGAACACATGGATAATAAAAATTTTGATTATTATCATGACACATTACAATATGCAAAATATGATTTGCCTGGATATACTTTTGTAAAAAATGTATCGGTACCTCCTTTAAATTTTATTAAGAAAATAACCAATAGCAATCGTTCAGATCATAAAGATGTCACTTATACATTAGGCACACATGAATTGCTAGACAAGTGGGCCACAACACAATTTCCTAATTTGATGTACAAACAAACTTATGCACAACTGCAAAAGCCAGGCGAACAAGTATTGCCACATGTGGATACTTTGCACTCACAAATCAAAAATTGGATCAACGAAGATCCTAGTTTAGCAGACATAGAACATTCTATGGACAATCCTAATCCCAACTTCAAGGCAGTGAGATATTTTATTGCTGTTGAAGATAATGTTGATGGACAAGACTTTATTCTCAACAATAAAAAATGGACGTGGAAAAAAGGAGACTGTATTAGATTGAATGTGTGGACAACAGAACATCACACAGCCAACAACAGTGCTGTCGACAGGTACATGTTGAAAATTACTGCTATCGAAAATTAATTTTCTAATACTAATTTTTTAAGTATCTCTATGTTATGATCACACTGCCGTCTTGTTTTATCCCATATTTCTTGATATGATAAATTGGTTAGTATATTATTGATGGTATCACATGTTTCTTCTATCCTTGTCCAGTGTTCTCCTTGATCATATAGTTCTGACCATAGATGATTGAATGTGTCAAATCCTTTGTTGCGTAACCATTCAAGATATTTAGGTGCCGCAAGTACTACAAATGGTCTGCCTCTAAGTATAGGTCTAATTACTTTTTCTGATAGACAGTATTCATTTTCAGTTACAGTTTCGCAAACAATTTCTAAACATGTGTCTGTGTAAGGAAGAGCACTACCATAATGGAAATTAGAATCATACAAATCATTAATGTTTTGAAGGTCTCTTATATCATCAATTGTTTCTTCGTCACGATTAACCCATGCTGTAAAAATTTCTTTCCATTCATTGTTTGTACGCGAGCCTCTCCAAAATCCATCTAAGCCTTGCTGTTCTTTTTGTTCTTCACTGGGTTGATATGAAATTTTTATGCGGTCTCTATGATGGTACCAGCACCACGCGGTGATCGCAGTTCGTTGCCATGAGGGTCTTCCAACCATGTGCAAAAATTTTGGACCAGGAGGAACTATAGGTTGTGTATTTTTTACAGCATGGATTAATGCATCATCTTTTATAATCAATTCATTTTGAACTGTAGGAAGATCATGTGGCTCTGGATCTATAATTTCAAAGTAAGGTATTAGGCAACATGTTTTTGGATCAATGTCTAAGTATTCACATGCAGACTTTATAACAGGCCATACTTCTATAAACGAAACATCATATGATTTGAATTCTCTATTACTTTCAGACGCTGACAAAAAATTGCAAACAGATATAAAAAAATCTCCCATATCTGCTTTAGCAAATTGTCTAGACAAATATTGATCAATAATAAATTTATTCATCATTCGCCTGATTCAAATATGCACTGAACAATTTCATCATACAACAGTTTGTGACCATTGCGATCAGGATGTTGGCCGTCACCAGAAAACCATTCATGTTGCAATCGTATTTGATTTTTTCTAACAACACTATCCATTATCTTTACAGTTTGGTTTTTGTCTTGCCCGTCGAGCGTGTTGACTAACCATTCAAGATCATCCCATTGGCAATCAGCTGCCTCTGTAGTGAACTGGTCAACCCATGATGGCCATAATACTTTAATACCACGTGCTTCATATGGTTCAGGATTTAAACTGCACAATCCACCTACTATCCAAAAATCTTGACCTGGAAAATTTTTTTGTATCTGTTCTGCCAACCATGTGTCATAATCATCTGCAAGTTGATTCCAATCATGATGTTTGTGCCACCACGACAGCCACATCTTGAATTGCTCTTTATCAATGTTTTCATCGGTAGCGTTTAGTTTATCAATCAAAAGATCTCTGATAGGATCTGTTTTTATTAATAACCAATGCATGACATTCATATCTCTCAGATGTGTCAGATTCTTTATAGCGTTACGATTGCTTAGTCCATTCTGTCCGACATTGATTGTTTGGTAATTGTTGCACTCTAGATAACAGGATAGACCCCTATGTGTGATCTTGTATTCGTTATCCACATGTGAGAATTCGCCTTGTGTATACGAACATCCTGATACAGCAAGATTATAATACCATCTAGGCATTATTTTCTTCCGTAATGTATAACTTTGATTTTATCGTAAAAGGTATTGTATTTTCTGTACATGTCCACCACAACTGATCCTTCAGCAAAGTTGCCTGCTGAATAATCTACAGGATGTGCTAACAGATACACAGCAGGTGATACGCTGTATTGATCGTACACAACTTTTTGTCCTGCTTGTTCAACATAGTGTCCAACCAGCATAGATGTTGATCCGTCTGTTAGATTAGTTTCCGGTTTGAAAGACTTACCTAATATGTGTACTGGTAAGTTGTGACTTAATAATTCTTTAGCAACATTTTCTGCTTGTATCTCTCTTGCCTGCATAATCGATTTGAAAAGATCATAACCTAGATCTAACTTCTCTGCCAACCAACTCAATGCAATATTATCTCTAGGATGACAAGGGCCTCCATCGCCCATGCCTGGTTCCATGTACTTGTCTGATACTATTCTATCTGCATGTCTAAGAGACTCTGCTATTACCGATGGGTTCGAATGACCAATCTTCATTGTGACATCCTGTATCATGTTAGCAATACCTACCTTAGCTGAAATATATGTGTTGTGGAATATCTTAATGCACTCTGCTTCTTCCCATGTGCCTAGTGTGATGTGTGGTGTTCTTTTTGTTTGCACAGTTTTATAAAATTCTATCAACTTGTCTGCTTTCTTTTTGTTTTCATCTGTTGGCCAAGATTCAAAACCTAACATCATTATGTCCGGAGCAAGAAAGTCTTCGGTCACAGTTCCCATGGCAATCAAATATGGATTGTAAATGAATCTATCACTAATACCAAGTTCTGTCAACATTGGTCTAAGTGTGCCTGGTAGTACTGTTGATATGTTTACTATCATAGCATCCTTGGGAGCATAATTTACAAGGTTTGACAAAGTTGATCTCAAGTATTGATAATCAAAATCTTTTGTAGGTAATTCTGAAGAAGGTGCTTCACCACCATATGCTGGATCATGCGGAGTAGGCACAGCAATAAAAATTATTTCCGACCCAGAACATGCATTGAACAGTGAATTACAAATCTGTATTTTGTCATTCTTGATACTGGTGTTGATATCATATCCTTTTACATCATGTAGTTCAGACATTACTTCTGCTACAGGCAATCCCAGTTTACCTAATCCTATCATTGAAACTTGCATTATCTTGCTTTTCCTTGGCCGCGATATGCTTTGAAGTTTCTACGTTTTTGTTTGTTTTTTGGTTTGGTTCTGATGCTGTGGCCTATACTGGTAACTTTTTTTACAGGAGTTCTGTATGTGACTTCTGCTTTGCCTCGTGCTTTCATACACTAATTTATACTATGTTAATGATAGGTATGCTTAAAATGGTACCAATGAATCTAAAAAATTATTGCTGGCTTCATTGGCATTTCTAGATAGTATTCTGTGCCACATTTTAGACTTGCGTTTATAATTGGCCCAAACTATTTCGTTATAGTCATCTTCTAACCAAATTTTATTATCTATTTCTGCATCTAGTTGTCCTATTTGCCATGAACAAAATCCTAGCATTATTTTGTAATGCACAGGGCCTTTACCACGTGCAATATCTTCAGCAATCTGTTCATTAAATGTGATAGCACAATAATCGTTCATTTGATTACTGCCTGAAATCATGTAATCTAAACTGTGAATAATGGTCACTTTTTCTGTGGCCATAGGACCACCACAATACACAGGTTGTTGTGGTAAAGGTGTCTTGATGCCATATATTCTACTGATTTGACTGTAATCTATATTCATCACTTGTTGATTCATTATAAATCCTATAGTGCTGTCAATTTGGTTACCCAACATTATTACAGAATGTTGCCACAAGTTGAAGTTATTGGCATTCACGTTTTTGCCTGATAGTATTAATTCGCTCACATAAATATTTACATTATAAGTAGTAAGAGTAACAATTAATGAGCACATACAAACTTACATTTTCGACCATGCACAATGCCTGGGCTACTGATGAAGTAATCAGTGCGGCAGGCCAAGATGCAGGCGATTCTACAAATCCATATTCAGACACAGCGTACACAGTGACTCTTACTTTAGACGGCACACAGGTTGCTCAAGCAGAGGTTGATGGCTCAGCAACATTATCATTTGATACTGATCTAAGTGTAGGTAATCATGCCTTGGTTGCTACTTGCTCTCCCGGAAGTGCGGGTGTTCACATCGATAAATTTGAAGTTGGATCAAACGAAGTAGTTCCTTCAAGATTAAAATACAACGAAGTAACAGCAGGCGGATCAGATTTACTTAGATGGAAATTGTGTCATCCATGGGTTACTAGTGATGAAAACTCAACTTACAATGTATGGTGGGCAATGATCAAAGAAGACGATTCATTCTTACTGAATGCAATGACATATAGACCACCGCTATATGCAGGCAACGAAATGCATTTCAATTTAACTAAACATTCTAACAATGTGTTATCATTAACAGATTCGTATGCATTTGATCCAAGTTCAGTAAATTTTGATTCAACACAAACAACCAAATATTATTTGGCCGCGAAGCCAAGTTCTATAGTTGGATCTGCAGAACAAGATCCAGATGATGTTGAATTTGATAGTTCAACAATGTATGATGGAAGTTCTGCCGCGGATGAGAGCATGGTTGATTCATCTACACCACAATACATTGGTCCAGGCCAGTATGATGAAAATCTTGTATGGCATAGCGATTCAATTGATGACAGCGATGATACTGCTGACAGAATTGTTTTACTATCTAAAACAGAATGGCAGTTAGCTAGAATAGTTTACAACTGGACTAACGCCGGTAATTCACTTACGCCAATCACAGTAACTTAATTCACTCTTAACATTATAACTTTTACAACCAAGTAAATACTATTACTGTTTGAGTCAAATCAAACATTAGGCAAACAAAAGCAAAGGCAATATGAAAGACACAAAGGCGCTAGACCAAATAGGCAAACTTACCTCGCGTTTTGTACGCACCTGCCCTTCAACACCAAAGTATCAAGAAAGACTCGCAGAAGAGATGGAGATCATACTCTCGTTACGATTCGTTGACTACTTCTGTCAAATCAGAGATATCTTAGATCTTACCACAGACATTCCACACATGACACGTGGCTCTGCTGGATCTTCATTGGTGTGTTACCTAATGGGAATAACAGACGTTGACCCAATGCAGTGGGACATTCCTGTGGCACGGTTTCTCAATCCCAAGCGAGACGACTTACCGGATGTTGATATTGATTATCCTCACTATCAACAAGAAGAAGTTATGAATCGCATATTCAAACATTGGCCAGGCAAGTCAGCACGTATATCAAATTATGTGTTGTACAAAGACAAGTCAGCCAAGCGAGAAGCGGCAAAACGATTAGGGTACAAGGGACGACTGCCCAGGAAGTTTACCTATGAATCACTAGGCATAGACCCAAAGGAAGCAAAGCGAATAGAAAACAAACTGAAAGGCAAAAAGAAATGTATATCAAAACACTGTGGAGGCATCTTAATGTTTACAAGGCAATTACCAAAATCTTTAATATCACAAACAAATCAAATACTGTTGGACAAAAACGAAGTGGAGGATCTGGAACATCTCAAAGTAGACATACTGGCCAACAGAGGACTCAGTCAACTGCTGGACATAGATCCGATAACAAAGTTATACGAGTATCCAGAGATAGACGAGGCTACTTCGTCTTTGTTGAGTCGGGGAGACGTGTTGGGGGTAACCCAAGGAGAGTCACCCGCCATGAGAAGGTTGTTTAGAGCCATACGACCAACATCAATGAGAGACTGTGTGTTTGCCACAGCACTGATACGACCAGTGGCTATGCAAGGCAGACGCAAGGCATCCTTCTTCAATGATTGGACTGCTGACAGAGTATCGGACGTTGTAGTGTGTGAAGATGATGCCATCGTGCAGATAGCACAGTTGATTGGTTGCAATTATTATGAAGCAGACATGTATCGCAGAGCATTCGCCAAGAAGAATGAAGAACGGGTGATGGAGTTCATGACCAGACTAGGCGATCATCCACGCAAGGACGAAGTGTTTGCATCATTGCAAGAGTTGAGTGGCTTTGGTTTGTGCAAGGCACATGCTGTGAACTTGGGTAGATTGATATGGGCACTGGCCTATCAGAAAGCACACAACCAAAAAGGATTCTGGTCAGCCGCACTCAAACACTGTCACGGTTCCTACAAGAAATGGGTATACAAGACAGAAGCCAAACGTGTTGGACTTACTCCTGTCACAGTGTCTAAGTCTGATCAGTTTGACGATCCTGCATGGCAGTACAAGAAGTATGGATGGTGGTCATCGGAAAAATTCTTACCAGGCTTCTACACACGGTCACTGTATCTAGATCGTATAGAATTTGCTGGATTGGTTGCTAATGGCAGAGTCTACAAGAGCGGACACAAAAAGTATGTAACCTTTGTGACCTTGGGAGTAGACAACGGTTACTATGTGGATTGCACAATCAATCAACCATTTGCATATTCAGACACAGATGTCATACGTGGCATAGGCAAAATAAAACATCTAAACAATTCTGATTATATTGAAGTTATTGAATGTGAAAGTTTAAAGATTGATCAGTTTTACAACTAATTGTCTTTGTTCATGTTTGCAATCAACTGTTTGATCTTTGATGATTCAATGTTTGCTTTGACTTTGCCAACGTCATCACCTTGTGCTTTGTGTTCTTCTTTTGGTTCTTCTGATACTGTAGAAGTTCTTTTTAAATTTTGATATATGCTTGGTGCTTGTTTTTTGAATGATTGATATTCTTCATCTTCGGCCAAGTCATGTATTCTCAATGTGTCTATGTTGAACTCTAAATCTACTTTGTGTCCAACACCAGAACTTGATCTAGTTTTCATGAACTGTATCTGATACTTGCCACGTTCTCTCATTGCTCTGCTAGTGAATATACCAATCACGTTGTCTGCTGTTTGTATCTTAGACAGTCCGCCACTGATATGTGAATGATCAAACTCTATCTCTTCAACAGATGCTCTGTTCAACTGCGAAGCAGTAATCATCACACAGTTCAAATCTACTGCTAAGTTTCTAAGTTCTTCCGACACATATTTGTCTTTCACAAACAAGTCTGATGGTGATACACGTTTGTTAATCGGCATCAATAGATCCAGATAGTCAATCAGTATCACATCACATTTGATATTGTGTTGAATCTCAAACTCTTTGATATATGCTCTAACATCAATTGCAGTTGCACCACTCGGCAGATATTTGATACGCAACTTGCCTGACTCTTTGGCTTTCATCTTAACTTTGAGATCAATTGTGTCTAAGTCTTTGTATATGTCTCTTGTGTTTGTGTCAGTCATCATTGCATCTATTCTCATAGCAGTCAAGTTCTCACTCAACTCTAATGTCACATACACAGCATTCAATCCTTGTTCAACATAGTTGCAAGCCAAGTTTTGTAAAAACAAACTCTTACCAGCACCGGAGCCACCTGCAAATATATTCAACTCACCTCTGTTAAATCCACCAAACAGTTTTTTATCAAAGTTCTTCCATCCTGTTGCCATAACCCCATTGTTGTCTTTGAGTGCTTGAAGTCTTGCTTTTGGATCTTCGAAGTAGTCAGTACCCATGTCTCTAGTCAAACCAATTTGCACTGCATCTTTGATCATGCCTTCTACAGGCCCATACTCACCTTTCTCCAGCATGTCTGCAGATTTCAATATGGCCGACTCTAATTCTTTGTGTCTAGAAAATGATTCATACTCATCCAAGAACCATTCAAAATGTTTTGGATCAATATCAGCCGCACTCAGTAAAGTAGATCCTGTCTTTGCATTGACCATTTCAACTTCTGGCAATGTCTTATATTCTTGTGCATACTCATGAATGAACTTGGCCGCTTCACGCAGTTCAGCATCATAATGTCTATAGAAGAAAATGTTCTGTGCTCTAACAAACGATTCGTTGTCTGCCAGAAACATTTCTAAGAATAATTTTTGTAAGTCCTTTGTATATTCCACAGTTTATATTATATTACATTCCAATGACTCTGTCATTCGGATAATTGGTTATTAGTAATTCTTTTCTCTCTTTTTGGTCTTTCATGTATGTACCTGTACTTCTCATAGTGTACTTTAAATCCCACTCCATCAATGTGAATGTGTCAAACAAATCGGTTATAGTTTGGTTTGAATTGTATGTAATCATAAAGTTTGCTTTTAATTTTTTTATGTCTTCTGCAAACTTATCATGGCTGAACCCTTTGTGTTGTTCTCCGTTACGCCCATACAGATTTGCCTTTATGTCATATGGAGGATCTAAGAATATAAAGTCGCCTTCTAGATCATGTGCTCCCCAGTTTGCTTTGAGTATATTAGAGTAATCAGTACAAGTAATTTTCCATTCCTTAATAAGTTTTTGATAATGCACAAGATTTTTAATGTTGTTGATTGTAAAATTTCCGTCATATGCTTGTTTGGAAAACGAACTTGATTCAGTCAATCCTGAGAACGAACATTTGTTTAGAATGAAAAAACATATTCCTACAGTGTATTCGTCGCCTGTATTAATTAATTCTTTTGCATCACGAAACATTTGTTTTTGATCTTCAATTGAATTGTATGTTGATGCTTTAATCTTTAACAAGTCTATGGCCATTCTACTGCCTTGATCTTTCAAAGTTTTCCAAAATGCTATTAATGGATAGTAGGAATCATTGACCCAAACAGGCACCCATGGCATGTTTTTTGTAACATAGAGTGCCATAGATCCACCGCCTACGAAAGGATCTCTATATGCAGAAACTCTTTCTGGCAACAAAGTACCTAGATAGTTTACTGCTCTAGATTTGCCTCCAGGATACCTCAGTGGTGTCTTAAGCGAGCCAAAGTTTTTCATGTAATTTTATCTTTGTTTTGTTTGTGTGTTTGTGTGCCAGTATGGCTTGCATAGTCAAGACTTTGCCGTATCGCAACACTGCATTATTAATATCTTTTACATCATCATGCCATGGCGGCATACTCACAGACCAATTGTATTCAATTGCTTGATCGATCAGTTTGGTTCCTGCTTTATCTCTATCCGGTACAACAATTACTTCTCTGTTCAAAGAATCAATTTGAAGTTTTTGTTTATGTGCAACCTCTGAACCAAGTATAGCAACACTGTCTAGTACAATGGCATCAAATATACCTTCTACTACAATTACAAATCTGCGTGACCAATGTTGATTGTCCATATTGAATACTGTACCTGGTTGCACATTTGCAAAATATTTTGGCCTTGTGTCTACACTCATGGCTCTTGCAACAAACCCAATTGGTTTGTGTTGCCATGTAACAGGAACAATCACTCTGTCACGCTGTGATGGAGCAGTAAAAAATAAACTGTCTGTAACGTTGATGCCACGTGATTGTAGGTAGTTAACACAATCTGGTTGTTGTTGTATTACGACAGCATCATCCGGCACTTTTATAGTATCAAACTTTATCTCACTATCTAGTGTACGTTTTGCAATCTCTCCTTCACTAGCATGGCTCATAGCCTGCATACTCAGTTTGCCGATTTCACTCATTGGAATATTGATCCATTGCATTAACTGTCTAAAACGTCTGTTCAAATATCTGCCTGGTGTATAGTTTGCTTTCCAGCCACAGTTGAAACAATGATACTGAATACCACTGTCTGGTAAAAACATCATGCCCCCACGCATTCTGGTATCTGCAGATTCATTATTATGTACACAGCAAGGAGCATTGAATGAAATCCATCCACTGGGTGTCTTTTTTCTTTTAGACGGAAGATGCGACTCTACTGCTAGTTTGAGTTCAGGAAACATATGTACAGTATAAACTATTTTTTGTGTTTGTCAAAGCGAGTTCTCGGATTGTTTAATATGCCACGCACACTTTCGTATGCTCGCCAACTGCTTAAAAATATCAAACTCCATGCTCCTGTCACCATGCCTAAATAAAAAAACAATGGTTGGGCAAAGATAGTAATCCAAAAACCGGTATTGCGTTCGTTGGGTGTTTTACCAGATATCAAATGTAATGCTGTCACTGATGCAATTATACATATACTATTGATCCAAAACATTGGATCACTTACAAATTCACTCATTAATAATTGTTTGTGCTTGTTCTACTTTATGTTTGACAACTACTGCTGTTGTTAGTTTTGTTGCACCCTCTAGATTTGCTATCTCCACAATTTCTTCAAGCACAGGAACTAACCTTTTCAGTTTGTATTCTAATTGTGAAATCTTAAGACGAGCATCCATGATGTTTGCTTCTGCGGTATGCAAAGCCGAGTTGTCTGAATTGTTTTGTGACATACTTTATTGTACAACAATTATTGGAAGTTTACAACCAGTACTTAAGAAATAACCAACAGTATAAAAAATAACAACTGTAATGAAAACATTGATCAATAGCAGTTAATTTCCAAAATGCTCTATCACTAATTGTAAGGCCATACTTTTTTGTAATGATGTTTTTTCGCCAGTCAATTATCAAATGCAAAACATAATCTATACTTGCAAAAAACGGAATAGCTAACCATGGAGTCAACATACTCATATCGTGTGAAATATTCATTACAATTAAAATGACTATCGATGTTCCAACAGCATGATCTAATGCATGTAAATTTTTCTTTTTGGAAAGTAATTTATTTTCGTTGCCTCCACCTTTCAGTCTGCCTTGCAACATGAAATCACACAGAGCATGTTTGACCATTAACAAATAAAAAAGTAAAGCAATCAGCATTATGATCTATATAGAATTTTATCTACACCTGCTAACACTGTTGATGAATCTGTCATCTGGACTACAAAAGCCACACGTTCAAAAACTCCTGTAAAGTTTACATACTTGATGCCTGATTGCTCAGTGTAGTCTTGTCGATCAACTTGGAAGAATTCTGCTTTTTTGTCATCAGTACCATACGAGGCACCTGCTGACATAGTGGCCATTATTTTGATTGAGCCTGTAAAATTAGTCAAATAGTATGCCGCCGTGTGCAAGCCATCATTTGAATTTTGGTTTGGATTTGCATTTACCGATGTGGAAGAAAACTCATCATCGATTGCAGTAAATGTATTAATTTCTTGTGATGCTGTAAATTCTGGTGATACACCTTTTACCACTTCAAAGTTTATGCCAGCATCAAATCTTGTGTCAGCATACAGTATTTGCACAGTTGAGTCATTGCCGGTAAATCTTAATGCACCTGTATAGAATGTGCCATCAAGATCTAACATGTTTGACTCTGTGATTGTAAACTTGATATGTCCTTTGGTTGCTGTACTAGAACCATCATCTTGCACAACACCAGCAACAGTGACCACAAGTTTATTATCTTCATCTGATATTTGTAGTTCACACGAAGCATCATTCACAAACTGTTTCTTCTGATCTTGATTTTTGACCACGATAGTAAATGAATTGTCAAATTCTCTGTATAATTTTATAGGTCTTTCGTACACTTTTTCATGTCTCCGTTCGAGGCCGTCTGTGTGCATTTGCACATCAATTTGATTGTCGAGAATGTATCCAGTAACATATTGCATAGCATTTGTAGTATTTATAGGCCAGACTGTTTGCTCTGTGTGAACTTGTCTGGTAATTACCTACAATGAAGTTGAATGTAGAAGAAATTAAAGAAAATTACCCATTTCTATCCTTGGTGCAAGTTGGAAAAATAGAACAAGTTGGGATCATACAAAATGCTGATCCTAAAGTGTTGAGCATATATTGTGTGGACTCAGTGCCAAAATCCTTGATAGAGGACTTCTTACAGTTCGGGCAAACATGGTGGTGGGAAAGCAATAGAAAATTGCCTATCAACATTTTTATTGGTAAGGATTTCGGCAAATTTAAAAATGCGTTGAAAACCTTTTCAGCCAAAGATTGTTCTGTATCTTTCGGGCCTGTGACACGCCTAACTGATCTAACAAAAGACAAAAGAATCAGACGCAAAACTATTCAGCTAGTACGCAGAGTCAAGTAAATTCATATTGACCACAACTGCTCCAGCATACCCAAATGCATGAGCCTTCTTAAAGAAATAACTGCCGTCTTTCGGTTTGACCCATACCTCTTCCAGTATTTCTGGCCATGTCTTCTGTATCAAATGATATTTGGCTGGACGTATTACTGCAAGAGTTGCCGCAAGTTGTTCTAGATTGGCAGGCATCAATTTAGCCACTGTATTGCTGTGACCATTGAGATGAAACAATTGATCCACAAAAGTTTTATCATCAAGCCTGTGCCATGGTGGCTCACGATCGAACAGTTCTTGCAGATGATCACGTGATTTAATTTGTGAATACAAGTTTACATTGAGAACATCAATTTTGAAGTATCCTAATTGGTCCATAACTTTGTAATCAATTGAACACTGGTCGGTGCCTGGTATACGTGGTGCTTCTGTAAAATATACGCCTGTGTTGTGAGGCTTAGTGCCTTTGTCATCAATGATAGTTGCTCGAGTGTGCTTCACATGTTGCAACAACTCATTTCTATCTGCTACATCGATATCTATATCAGGCATAGTTGTATTATAAATTGTTATTGTGGTAATGTCAATCGTCGCCGTATACTAACATGAACAGTGTTGCATCAGACTGATGTTCAAATGTTACTACTGCAATTTGATTTTCGTAAAAGTCATATTGTTGATTTACATCTGGTTTAGGAATAAAATGCCAACCAAATTTTCCTGTGCAATTACTTTTTAACCACTCGACTCTGTCACCACCTACGCCCCAGGTGTTTAACTTTATTTCATACTTGTAATGTTGTCGATACCCACAGCCTTTAGGCACATATTCTTCACGTGATAATATTCCTAATCCGTTATCAAGTGTTGTCGTCGAGTGCATACTCTCTATCTAACAATTTGGTTTCTATACCTACAGGGTCGAATTCTTCTAATGCTTTCATTACAACTTTGGTGTCCAAAGATGAACAAGTGTATACGTCTAACTGTATAAGTGCAGGATCTAATTCGTCCCATACGTGCATAGCAATATGACTTGTTTCAATAATGCCTGCAATGGTCAGTCCTGAATTGCCAGGTGTGTCTACATACCCACAGATTGGATTGTGTTCTACATCTAGTTTTTTCATCCCTATATCTTTGACCAATTGATTCCACCATGCCACTGCATCGTCTGGCCACATCGGAGGATTGTTGCATTCTGCTCTTACAATAATATGTTTATGTTGTATTGCTTGGTGTTCCATTATGTGTGTATTTAATACACTAGGAGATTTGGTGCTTAGTTTTTATCTCTTCCAGCCAACGTTTTATAAAAGCATCCGCAGTTTTGTTAAGATATTTGTCTTGCAATAGTTTTTGATTGTGCAACGTATCTTGGATAGTTGCATCATAAAACTGCTGTGGAGTATGACTGTCTAGTGTAGATTGAAGTTGAATAATTGCCTTGTTAATTCTTATTATGTCATCTGGTTCGTTATCATATTGATGATTGATAACATCATCATAAACTTTGAATCCACAGTCTCTCAGTGCTTGTACGTATTTGTATCCAGCAACATAGATAGCTGGAATTCCAACAGTCATTGGACGTATGGATTTTTCTGTGATAAAAATTAAATTATTAATGAACGCTTCACTGACCAGTTCTATCATTATATCGTTGTATAGTGGTGTGTCTGTGATATGACCCTTGTATGTTTCTTTATCTACTTCTCTAGTATCAGCAAATAAATCTTGTTCTATTAATCCAGGCACATCAAATGTACGTTGATGATAAACCACATTACCTCGATTGAGTAACCATCGATGATGCAGATTCAATAAGGTTTGGTCCCTGTGATCTCTATGGTTGTTCATTAGACACACATATCGCGATTCGCTTGTGTTTGGTTTTTGCGGAACAATAATCTTACCCGAAAACTCTGCAACAAAATTGCTTGGTATTGCATAAGATTGATCAACGCACTTGTGTACCTCTTCTTGTAGAAAACCGTCAGTGTACCAAAATAAATTTTTGTGTTCTAGTATCTTGGCTCCTAGATCGTTTGCGTGTTTAAGACGTCTATAGATTAAACAAGCGTCACAAAATGGCGCCACAAACAATCGATTGCTATGCAGTAGTTCAGACAGTCGATCATAGTGCTGTTTTGCCTCTTCTGCATTGTCACTAGCAATAGGATCAAAGTGCCTAGGTGAAATTATAATGTCTTGGTTTTGATATCCAGAAAATAATGGACCACCTTCTGGTAATGCTTGTTCATCAATAATCATAGTATTGTATTTCAATAGACTCGTCTAATACGAAGATACTCTGCAGGTCATAAAACATATCATACAATTCATTTATCTGTATTTGTTGATTGATGAGAATCACAAACAAAAATAAGATAATAATCAATATGAACAAATATTTCATTTCTTTCTGCCCATACCTTCTAAGAATTGTTTTGTTGTGTCAGGAGATAATTTGTTCAAATCGTCGGTTGAAATTTTTTTTCTAAATATAGAATCATAGTTTTCTCTAAATTTTTTTGTTGGCAAATGGGTACCATCTTTAATTGCCATTTTTTTGCTCCTGATATTTTGCGGCCGCATCTATTCTTTTACGTTCCACAAATTTTTCCTTTATAAATTCTGCACCATGAAACTTACCATCATATGCAACCCACATTTCGTGTAGTTCGATATTTACTGACTCGTCGTTGAACCAATGCACCAGTTCGATTGGGTCGTCTGTCTTAAACAATTCACGATATGTGTCAACATGATGTATGGTAAAATATTTTTTCTTTGCCATGCTAATTCTTTTTGCCTCCCATTCCTTTTGGCATTGGGTCCGTAATTCCTTCTTCTTTAACAAATATTCCATCAACCATTTTGCCTGTTCTGTGTTTTATAGAATCGTATGCTTTCTGTAAACACACATCTACAGTAAGATTGTTTCTGTGCATGATGTTCAACATCACTACCATCATATCGCCTAGATCATCAGCTATCAGCATAGGATGATTGTTTTTGCAAACATTGTCACTCAGTTCACCCAATTCTTGTACAAGTTTTAACACTTGGTCTTTGTCAGTGCTACCTTCGATCAAATTTCGATCTTTGTGCCACTGTATAATGTTGTCTATTAAGTTTTGCATGATTTTGCGTACTCCTTTATTTTCAGCAACATACTGTATGCCCCGTTGCGACGGTTGACCGAAAGTATGTTGCCAAAGTTTAGTTCTTCGGTCAAATCTCTTTCATTTGCTGTTATCTCATCTGGTGTGTGTCCGCCATAAATGTAACTGAATAACGTGACTACTCCTTTTGTAATCTGTGCATCTGAATCTGAATGAAATTTAATTATTCCATTCTTGAACTCTGGTACTAACCAAACTTGACTAATACAGCCTGAAACTTTAAATTCTGGCAGTCTATATTCTTCATTGAAAGGATCAGCCTGCTCTCCTTTTTCCATTAGGTATCGATATCGATCTAGTGGATCTTCAAATATATTCATTACTTCTTTTATTTCATCTATCTTCTTGTCTATAGTCATTCTATTCCTGCTTCTCTCAAAGTGTTTCTCACAAAATCCTTGTCCTCATCACGTTTTTTGAATGTTCTTTTCCACCATTCCGGATCAATCATTTCATATATTATTTTTATCTGATCATCATGCATTATGGTCAACATGTCTTTGCCTGTCTCACAGTTCAACATCACCCATGGTGATATTTTGCCATTTGCTATCATCTGCGTGACTCTATTCAAATTTACATATTTGAAAAAGTCTTCTAGTCTTGCATTTTCTTGTTGTGCCCATTCATCCATTGCAAGTATAGTCCTGTTTAGTGCTTGAGGTACTGGCTCTGTGCGTATTAATTGTTTGATGTATGTGTCCACAGTACCCTGTTTGGCCCATGAGTCAACTCTTATTTTTGATGTGCAAAGCCAATCAATAAACGCACCTATCTCGATAGGAGTGTTTGCTGTGATAAACTCTGCTGTCTTTATAAATGCCCTGTAATACTGTGATTGTGCAAAGTCTGTAAATGTTTTTGGTTTTTGATTGTTGTAATTGATTTCATAAAATCTACGAAATATTTCAAATGCCAACACATGGACTTTGTTGTCTTTTTGTGCCCATCTGCGTTTTGGCTCGCACATATGCACATCCATAGTGGACTGTCGTGAGAAATGTTTGTTACAATATTCGCAAGTTGGCATAACTTATTTTAACATCTTGTGTATGTTCTTGTAAAATGAATAGTCTCCTAATATAAACAAAATTTGATGTAAAAATAATGACGGTGATGTTCCTGTAAACAAAACCATAAATCCTATTAAAAAAAGTTGTTGTTGTAGAATGTACATGATGTATAAACCTACTGCTTTGCGAGGCACAGCATAGTTTAACCAATCAGTCACTGATCAAATCCTCAGCCATTGGAAATATTTTTGCAATCACTTCAGCACAAGCATGAGCAATATCCATGTGTTCTTTTTGTGTGCCATGCCCTCCACGTAATTCTATGTAGTGTATCCAACTTCTCAGTGTGCCATTCATATACAATCTTGTTTTGGTTAATCCTTCTGGCAACACTGCTCTGGCTTGTTCTTTTGCTATGCCTTTTTCTAGTGCCTCATTGTAAATGTTTTTTGCAACTTCTATGACATGTTTTTGTTTTGCATCCCACCACAACTGCAAATCCATATCAGCACTTGCAATACTATTCTGTCTGTTCGTTGGATCTTGCATTCGTGCTTCTCTCACTTCAAACGTATCGTCCATGTCTTGTGGGTTTGCATATCTTTGTGAAAACTCTTGAAAGGAAAATGATCTGTGTCGCACAATTTGATGTGCTATGTCTCTTGTGGTGTTGATTTCCAAACATGCAGACACCATTTCTAATGGTGACCAGTGTTGATGTTTAATCAAATACCTAATCAGTTTTTCAGAAGTGTCACTGTTCATTTGGTTTGCAGGATTACTGACTCTGGCACAATAGGCAATCAGTTCCTGACAGTCCATGGGCATTTTGTTCAAACTATTTAGGCCTAAAAATGTTTGATCACCTACCTGCGAGTATGATATTAATTTTGCAATCAATGTTTACTCCCCGAGTGCATGGGTTGAACTAGGTCAGTCATTTCATACAATGTGGCACAAAAGGATTTGTAATCTTCATCGGACATTTCTGTTTTGTAAATTCTTAATGCAGAATTAAGCATATTGGCCGCAATGATCATAGAGTCATATTTTTTGATCCAATCTAATGTAGCAGACCAAACAATTTCGTTTGCTTCTATAACATCTTTTTCTGTTTCTGGCTCAAGATCAAATTCAAATTGATTACTCATGTTCGCCGCCAGGTGCTCGTGTCAATATACCGTCTATCCTTTGTCTGCGTACTTGTTTGAAATAAATTGCTGTCAGTACAGTCATTGTTATGAACAATGCATGTGCGATTGCAGATATACCAAATGCATATATGCTTTCGATAATGTATATCCCAAATACAGCAGACCACATCCATGCTAGTATTTGCATAGACATAAATTTAACTTGAAACGGAAGATCTTTCAGTGCATTTACCTTGTCGTCCATAATAGCATCATAAGATTCTTTAATATCTTTTTTCATGTTACTCTCCTTGTTAAAATTATATTATACAACAAATACCACAGTTGTCAATCGCCTGGCTCGAATAAATCTGTCTTGTCTGGTATTTTACTTGCTTCTTCATATCCATCCATTGGTTCTTTTTCTTCGGTAATTTGTGTCCATTTGTCAGCATACTCTTTGTTAATATTTGTCCAGTGTATGATACTGTCTGAATCAGGTTTGATTGCATCCTCAGGACATTCAGGCTCACATACACCACAGTCTATGCATTCATCTGGGTGGATGACCAGCATGTTTGGTCCTTCATAGAAACAATCTACAGGACACACAGACACACAGGTTGTGTGTTTGCACATGATACATTTGTCATCCACCACATAAGTCATATTGTATTTAGATTTTCTTACGCAGGTGATCTACGTCTGTAGACACACTTCTAAGATCATCTTGCATCTGTGAAAAACGCATTCTCAACATTCTTATATTTTCTCTTATTCTGCCTAGAAGATATACAAGATACAATAGCATACAAAATGATATTGCAAGTACAATCAATTCTATTATGTGTGGTGCCATACTAACCTCCTATGGATAATTGGTTACTACTATTATACACTGGTTATTTGTGTTGTCAAGTAATGCCGTGTTCTTTTTTGAGTGCTGTGAAATCTTTGGTGCTCATGGTTGCATCTAAAACATCTAGATCTGCCTGTTTGGCATTAGGATAAAGATCCTGTAATTCTTTCATTTTGGATTTGGTTGATCCTGTTTTCTTTTTGGGATATATCCATTTGTGAAACAACACAAAAGTTGATCCACACATGGCACTCAGTTTCCATAACAATCCTTTATGATTTTTAGAAAGAGTCCATAGATGTTTATTGATATTCGAATTGGCTTCTTCGATATAAAACTCTTGCACAGCACGATCTTTGTGTTCAACTGACGCAGTCCATTTCAGTGTCATGTATGGTGAATATAATTTTTTATCTTCTTCTGACAAATTCTGAAACCAGTTTTTATCTCTGGTATCAACTGCTCTCATCATTTGTTTTATATCTACAAACTTACCAGCCATACACTATTGTAACATAATTACTTGCCTATGCCAATCATTTCTCATCATCCACAACATTATACCACATGGAATTTGGTATCGCAAGTATATAATGAATTTGTATCCGACAAAGTAACAGTGATTGATACTATGTGGAGAGAGAACAAAGAAATGGAAAAATTGGTAAGTCAGGCGTTGGATAATAATCACAAAGTTGTTGTTATGAATTGGTTAGACGAATTACGTGGCGAGTTTAGAAACGACATATATCAACATAACGATATACTAGTTCTGCACTATCTTTGGCCGCTGTTAAAAACTTGTGAACAATATTTTCAACCAGTAGAATGGGATCAAGTGCAACCAAATAATTTTGATTATAATTTTATGTGTTACGGATTCAAAGAAAAACCATGGAGGAAAAAATTGTACCGTGCGTTGCAAGACACAAAAGTTAAAGGATTGTTATCTTATGGAAC